ACCAGTGTGGGGGGGGGGGGGAAAGACGGCCGGGTGCGCGCGGTCAGTCTCGGAGACGATCTCTCGTTCACTACACGACATCCCATCGTCAATTCTGATTGGCGTGGGTATGTGGATCATTTGAAGGGTCCACGCAAGCAGGCGGGCGCTTCGTACGGTTCTGATGTGGTGGTGCACGCCTAATGACAGATATCAAGAAGTTGGCGGGGATTTGGCTCCCCGCCACAGAAGAACACCTTCTGCCTTTCCTTGAAGGTGCTGCTAAGCAGAACAGCAAGGGCGAAGGGAGTTACCAGCTTCATACCCTCGTTGCTATGCTCAACCACACGCCTTCGAACCGACGCAGCCTAGCGCTGGACGTGGGCGGGAATGTCGGCATGTGGTCTATGCACTTCGCCCGTGCTTTTGATCGCGTTGTGGCCTATGAGCCTATTGAGATCAACCAACGGTGCTTCATGCTCAATACTATCGAGCATCCAGAGAAGCCCACGTCTAATGTTGAACTGCGGCGGGTTGCTCTAGGTAATACGATTGGCGAAGTCGCCATGGAATATCGGCCGGAAGTTACATCTGGAACGCACGTAGCGCCGCAAGACGCTGCGAAGCGAGAGGCATCTTCCATCAACTACACGGTGCCATTGACTACGCTCGATGCGGAAAACCATCCCTTTGTAAGTGCGATCAAGATGGACGTGGAGGGATATGAATACCCCGTTGTTCTTGGCGCTGAGGGCACAATCCGGCGATGCAAACCTATTATTTGTATTGAGCAAAAGCCGTGGGATATCTTTGAGTGGAAGCAGTATGCGGCACTCGATCTGCTCTTGTCTTGGGGCGCCACAGTTAAGCAGCGCGTCACCGACGATTTTATTCTTGGGTGGGACTAATGGTGCCGACCATTTATATGGGCTACGACAGCCGAGAAGTCGAAGCGTATAAGGTCGCAGAGTTCAGTTTGAAGCGGCGGGCCTCAGTGCCCGTCAGCGTTGTCCCTCTCAAGATTGACGACTTGCGCGATCAAGGGATGATCTGGCGTCAGACTGAAACGCGAGAGGGCAAACTGTGGGATGTGATCTCAGAAGCCCCGCAGTCTACGGAGTTCGCGATCAGCCGGTTTTTGACTCCCATCCTGCACAGGGCAAAATATGGCTATGCCGGATGGGCCATCTTTGTCGATTGCGATGTCCTGTTCTTGGAGGACATTGCAAAATTGTTTGACTTGCTAGAAAGCAAGTATGCGGTGATGTGCGTCAAGCACGAGTATAACCCATCCACTATGCTAAAGATGGATGGACAGATTCAGACGCACTACAGTTTCAAGAATTGGTCCTCGGTCATGGCCTTCAACTGCAATCATTTTGCAAATGATAGCTTGAACCTTGCCCATGTCAATTCTGTGCCTGGGCGAGATTTACATAGGTTTGACTGGATCAAAAACCCTGACAAGCATATTGGCGCGCTACCAAAAGAGTGGAATGCTCTTATTGGTGAGCCGGGATATGACATCCAAACTGCGAAGATTGCGCACTATACGCTAGGTGGCCCTTGGATGGGCAACACCATCTCACCTGAAGCGGATGCCATCTGGCTTGCCGAACGAGATGCCTTTGTAAAGTCTGGTGGAAATTGATATAACCCGAACCTTCGGATGGGGTGGAAGTCATGGCTCTTATTCTTGAAGATGGTTCGGGTAAAACCAACTCACAGACATACGTTCTTGGCACGGACGTTGCAGCATACGCACGTCTCTATGGCCTCGCCCCTCCGGTATCGGCGGATGCTGATATCATGAAGGCCATGCGGTATATTGAAGGCGCGTATTACGAGCGCTGGATCGGGCTCAAGAAAACGGAAAACCAAGCCCTTTCTTGGCCCCGTGCTTATGCTGTTCGTCGTGATGGATGGACAGTCGATGAAAGCGAACTTCCAAAAGAATTAAAAGATGCGGTATGCGCTTTAGCGCTACGGTCCCGTAATGGGGAAAACCTCATTCCTGATTTGACGCGAAGTGATTCTGTTCTCGAAGAACAGATCGGACCTATCCGCGTGAAATATGATTCTAGGGCAAGGTCTGTGACCCTGTTTCGGGATATCGAGTTCATCCTAAAGCCTATTTGCCAACCCCTCGGTTTCCCACAGATCGTCAGGACATGAGCGCTAGTATCTTTGAACGGCTTCGCGACGGAACTGGGCTTCGCCTACTTCAAAAATATGGCGACGTTTTCCGAGTTACGAAACGGGGCGATCAGGTTTTCAACCCGTCAACGGGGTCAGTCACCGCAAGCACGGTCACACAAGATTTACGCGGAAAATCTTTTTCGCGAGATAGTCGTTTTGATGACCCGGAGTTTGCTGAAACCTCAGAGGTTGAAATCTATTTGACTGCAAGCGGGGCGGCGTTTGCACCGAAGCCGGGAATGACAATCGGCTCCCCGGTATCAACTACCGAGCCTTATAAAATCACAAGGGTGCAGGCTATACCTGAGAGTGGCACGGTCGTGATGTATCGGCTTTTGGCCCAAAGATAATGTTCGCAGAGCAAGTCGCTAATTTCGCCCAAAGGACGGAACGCCGACTTGCTCGAACGGTTTCCGGCGCCGCGACTAAACTTGCGACAAATATCATCAAAGCCACGCCGATTGACCTAGAGTATGGCCCTAAGGGTAAGTCTTGGCTGCACGACCCCAGCAGCGTAGGCCGGGCACGCGGCGGTTGGATTGCAGGGTTTGACACTAATCTTAGTTCAAATAATACGCCGCTAGACCCCACGGGAGATGCGACTTCTCGTAACGCTGCGGGCACTTATGACTTCTATTCTCCGCGTGTCCACACGACGCTCTACCTCGTCAACACGGTGGGTTATATCGGCACATTAGAATTTGGTAGATATGAGATACCGGACGATTTCCGAAACAAAACCCTCCCTTCTGGATTTTCTTTCCAAGCGCCATATGGCATGATGCGCGTCAATGCCAAGGCGTGGCCCTCTCTCGTCTCCAATGCGGCCCGCGCGGCTAGGACAGTTCGATGAGTTTGAAGTCAATCCGTAATGCTCTAAACGCGCGTCTCAACAGCCTTTCTTCGCTTCCTAGTGTGGCGTGGGAGAATGTGTCTTTTACGCCCAAGACTACGGAAACCCATTTGCGGGTGAACTTCTTACCAGCGCCAACGCGCCCCGCCGCCAACCATAAGAGCGCTATGGATTTCGAGAGCGGCGTCTATCAGGTTGACGTTTACGCGCCCCAAGATCAAGGCCCCAATCCTGCTTCTGACTTGGCGGAGAGGATTAGAAGCCATTTCTATCGGGGGCTTGTTGTGACAAGCGACTCTATTTCAGTTAACATCGAAGCCACACCGAGTATGGCATCAAATGACCGAGAAGGCCCGTTCTGGCGAATCCGGCTGACTGTTCCTTGGTTTGCTTACGTCCCGACTTAACAACGCATTGACTTGCTAGGAGCCATTCAATTATACGTGGAAAGGTATATATTTTTTAGCGGCAACGCATTTTTGCCGCCCTAAGTTCTCAGGAGAACAACATGAGCGGTTCAATTGCAGCGGGTTCGCTTACTGAACTAGGGTATATTGCAGAAGTAACTTTCGGCACTACCCCAGTCAGTTCCGCTTTTCAGCGAATCCGCGACGTAAGTTTCTCGGTCAATCTTCAGAAGGAAGCCTATCAGTCGGAGGAGCGTCGCTCTGACCGTATGCGCCAAGATGTGCGCCACGGCTATCGCTCCGTCACTGGCGACATTGTTGGCGAGCTTTCTCAGCAGTCTTGGGATGACTTTATTCAGGCCATCATGGGCGGCACTTGGGCAACCGGCGCTTCGGCTCCTTTCTCCAGCGTCGCTTCCAACTCTGCCACCAACCGTATTACGGTGGGTTCTGCCAACTTCCCGACGCTAGGAGTTCGCGTTGGTGATGTTTTCTCAATTGCTGCAAGCCCCACAGTGGTTGGCCTGACTGATCGCTTTTTCACCGCACTGAGCGTCGGCGTGTCCACCATCGAGGTTGAGCCCGGCACTATCGGGACCACGGCTACCGCTTCTGCTACTATCTCGGTTGCAGGCCGCAAGGTTGCCATCGGCAACACCTATCGCTCTTTCACCATTGAGCGTTGGTTGTCAGACCGCAACCTATACCAGCAGTTCCGTGGCGTCCGTATGAGCCAGATGACTATTTCCATCCCGGCTTCTGGCATGGTCACGGCGACCTTCAGTGTCGTTGGCCGCGACGGCACCTCGTTCTCCTCCACCACTGTCGCTTCCGGCTACACCGCGACCCCGCAGACCACCCCGTTCGCCGCAGTAAACGGCGAAATCTATGAAGGCGGCGTTGTTCTTGGCCTCGTGACCGCTGCCGAAATTTCTATCAACAACACTTTGGCGGGGCCGCAGGTCATCGGCACCGACCTGACCCCTGATATTCTTTTCGGTCGCTTTGCTGACGTGAGCGGCACGATTACGGTGCTGTTCACCAGCCCGGACATGCACAGCAGGTTTGTGACCGAGACGGAAACTACGTTGATTATCCGTCTACAGAACAAGGATGCGCTTGACAGCACCACGGAGTTTGTCAGCATCGTGTTGCCCCGTATCAAGTATAGCGGCGGTGACGTTGATGACAGCCCTGATACCGGCATCACAGTGACCATGCCTTTCGTGGCGCTGAAGCCTATCGCTGCCAACGTGACGCAGGGCACTTCGTCTATTTCTATTCAACGCGGTAATGCCTAATGGGATTCTTGTCGATGGCAAAGGAGCAACTCTTTGCCATCGACAGGGCTTAGTGGCGGGATGCGGGGAGTAGGAAATGAGTGGCACTATTGCGGCTGGATCACTTGTAGAATATGGCTATACGTCTGAAGTCGTTTTTGGCTCAACCCCAACTGGCCGCGCTTTCAAAAAAGTTCGCGACGTTGCCTTTTCACTAAACCTACAAAAAGAAATTTACCAATCCGAAGAACGTAAAACAGACCGTATGCGCCAAGACGCGAGGCACGGGTATCGCTCCGTAGCTGGCGAAGTGAACGGTGATATATCTGAGCAGTCATGGGATGATTTCATAGAGGCAGTTATAGGGGGCACTTGGGCTAATATTACCCCTGTGTCTACTACCCTCAATATCAGCATCAACTCTACCACCAACAAGATCACTTCGCTAACTTCTTCTTTTGATTTTCTTACCAGCGGGATTACGGTTGGCGACGTATTCTTTGTCGTAACAAATCCTGGCCCCGTCTCTGGCTTTAGCGGTGAATACCTCACAGTATTGAGTGCCACTGCTTCTACGATTGAAGTTGAACCAAATACAATTATGACAACGGCGGCGTCTGTCTCTGTTGCTCGGATTTATGAAGTAGGCCGCAAAGTTTCTATCGGCAACACATACCGCTCTTTCACCTTCGAGCGTTGGTTGACTGACAGGAACCTATACCAGCAGTTTCGCGGCGTCCGTATAAACCAAGTCACTTTTTCTATCCCTGCCTCTGGCCTTGCTTCCTTGACCTTTGGTGTTTTAGGGCAAGATGCGACCATATTTTCTTCTACTACGGTCGCCTCAGTTTATTCAGAAGCGCCGCAGACAACGCCTTTTGCTGCGGTAAATGGCGCGTTGTTTGAAGGCGGGCAGGTTCTAGGCCTCGTGACGGCTGCGGAAATCACCCTCAACAACAACATGGCTTCTTCTCAAGTTGTCGGCTCCAACATCGTTCCTGATATCTTGTTTGGTAGATACGCGGACGTGACGGGGACCATCACGGTTCTTTTCTCTGACGCAAGCGCACTTAATAAGTTCGTAGACCAAATTGAATCTAGTTTGGTTATCCGCCTACAAAATAAAGACGTGCTTGACCAAGATACGCAATTCATCAACCTCGTTCTGCCACGTATCAAATACTCCGGGGGCGATATTGACGATGGGGTAGAAGGCGGTGTGACACTGACTTTGCCGTTTATTGCCTTGGCCCCTCTATCAATTAATCCAGCGCAGGGCTCTACTTCCCTTTTCATTCAAGCAAGCAACGTTGTCCCTCGGACTGAGGTGTTCAGCTTTTTGTCTGGTGTGCCTTCTGGCTGGACCTACAGTCGTGCGAGCAACGCCACCTATTTCAACAGTTCAGGCGTTCTGACTGTTGCGAGTGCCGATGTGGCGCGAGTTGACTACGACCCAAGCGGGTTGGCGGTGCGGGGTCTGCTCTGTGAACCAAGCCGGGTAAATTGGGTTCGCAACAGCATCGCTAGTGCTACGGTAGCTGGAACGCCTGGAACGCTGCCTACGACTTGGAGCGGAGGCACCGCTTCAAGTGTAACTCGGCAGATCGTGGGGACAGGCACCGAGGACGGTATTGAATACATTGATCTAAGGTGGGCAGGAAATGGCGGAGAAGCCCCGTTTGAATTAGCTTTTGATATAGGCACACACACGTCCGCCGCACAAACTGAAGTGTGGACAGGAAGTGTTTTCCTAAAATTGGTCGCTGGTTCTTTTACGGGTTTGGGGGGAACGGGTCCACGAGTTTATGAATTTCCTGGCGTAGCCCAAACTACGACAGACATAAGAAGCCTCGTGACCGGCGCTGCTCTTAGAACTCAGCGAATCCAAGCAACAAGAATAAATGTAAACGCAGGCACCACCTATATGGGGATGCGTTTTCTTATAACGCCGTCAGCGACAGCGTGGGACTTCACGCTACGTTTTGGCCTCCCACAACT